CCCCATGTAATAAGTATACATGAAACAATAAGAATAGGTATGATCTTTACAGGATTGTGTAGGATTATGTAGGACTGATTGAGCACTCGCACCGCCGACAATATAGCCTTTTCAAAAAATTTTTCTTTACTTCGTGGATATATCCTAGTTAATCCAATACTGTTTTGACAGCAGAAAAATCTAGTCATAGGCTGACCCCACTAGGGTGGCACCCACCAAACACAAATAAGGGACTCTATACACCAGATATACACAATGATGTGGTCGTTAGAATACTCATTTTAAAAAAACACCCCCCTAGCAAAATAAAAGGATTCCTTATACCCCACCCCTATATTTTTGTGATATACTTGTTTTATGGAAAAGACTACCCCCCGTTTATTAGCTAAAGCGCAAGGCTACACTAGATATATAGGTATGCCTTGTATTCACGGACATAATGGCGAAAGATTTGTGCGAAATAACGGATGCGTAAAATGCCATTCGAAAACTAAACGAAGCACGCCCAAATATGGAAAACCTGGTCGGCCTAGAAAACGTGAGTTATTTATTGGGCCCCCAAAACAAAAACGTGTTGTATTTAAACCTGAGACTGATATAGAGCGCTGGATTGTTCGTTCCAAAGGGAAAAAGAATCGTCTAAGAAAAGCGCTATCAGTCGACTATTACAAAACACTTATAGTTACGCATTGCCCATTGCTAGGAGTTGAGCTAACTTATGCAAAGTACGAAGGAACTATAACTCCAAATAATTACGCAACCTTAGATAAGATAGACCCAACAAAAGGGTATGTACCGGGTAATGTACAAATTCTGTCTTATAGAGCAAATACGTTAAAGAACAGCGCTACTATAGAAGAGATGCGTTTAATGCTAGCAAACTGGGAAAAACAAAATTAAAACAGTGTGCAAATACCACACCCCTCCCCCCATCGTTTTTCTTTACAATCATTTCCATTTTCTTTACAAAAAATACCCCCCGGCATTAAACAAAAAGGATTCCTACCCCCTGGTGGTATATATGTTGCAATGCAACAAAATGTATCGTATACTATACAAAAGACTCATAAATGAGTCCGTAACCAACTTAAGGAGTTATATATGATCCAAGTAGAAAAATATTTCAAACAGTACGAAGAATTGGTAGAGCGCATTAAAGACGTAAATGAGTTCTGGCTTAACTCAGTGTTGTCCGCTACTAAAGAATTTTTCAAAACCCAAAAAACTAAATAACACCAAGGGGCCTTGCGCCCCTTTTCTTTTGGTGTATACTCGGCACCATAGTAACCTTACAAACCAGGTCACATGCAAATACCAATCGAGCCAAACCTCGACAAAGAAATACCAACTATCGCTCAGCCACAACGAGGCGATACTCTAGAGCAGCGTGCAAAGATTGCCGCTAATACTGCCATGGCCCTACGTGAGCTAGGTATGGACGACGACATTTCTGAAGAAGAACGTGTACAAGCACTGGAAATGTTCAAGCAAATTGAGCCTGGCAAAGAAACTAAGACCCACCCAACTAAAAAAGAAGAACCACTAAAGACATCTGGCGTAGCTATGGCACTAGCTGGCTATATTAATCACTACGAAAAACAAGTAGTTGCCGATAAAGTGCAGGTGCGAACCATCGTAGTGAACCGCTTGATGGAAATTAGTCAAGATGATGACAACAAAGTTGCACTTAAAGCGTTAGAGTTGCTAGGCAAAGCCTCAGATTTGTTCACAGATCGCTCAGAAATTACTATTACTCATCAAACTTCTGATGAATTGAAGGCTGCTATTAAAGAACGCATCAACCAATTGATGCAGGCAACCCAAATAAACGCAAAAACCAAGACAGAATCACGCTTAGACCAGCTTAAAACCGTCACCGACGTAGAAGCAACAGAGATAATTGATGCCCAAACAGACGACTGAAGCTAAAAAGCCTAAGCTAGACCCCAAAGAGCTTGCGTTTTTAATGCAAAACTTGGATTCTTTGACTGAATCCCAGCTAAGAGTCCTTAAAGATCAACTAGATACGACAGTTGACGCTGTAGAAAAAGAAAATTGTCAGGAAAGTTTTATGGATTTTGTCCATAAAGTATGGCCGTACTTCATTGATGGAGCACATCATCAGGAAATGGCCGCAGCCTTTGAAAGGGTAGCCCGTGGTGAATGTAAACGACTTATTATTAATATGCCCCCTCGTCACACTAAGTCTGAGTTTGCTTCTTATTTACTTCCAGCGTGGTTTTTGGGCAAATTTCCTAAGAAAAAGATTATTGAAACCGCTCATACGGCGGAGCTTGCGGTTGGCTTCGGACGTAAAGTCCGTAACCTTGTGGATTCCGAAGTTTATCAGTCTATCTTCCCAGGAGTTGGACTACAGACTGACTCTAAAGCTGCTGGGCGGTGGGCAACAAACCAGGGGGGAGACTATTTTGCTATCGGTGTGGGAGGCGCAGTTACAGGTAAGGGCGCAGATATCCTCATTATTGACGATCCGCACTCAGAACAAGAAGCAACCATAGCCGAGAACAACCCAGAGGTGTATGACAAGACGTACGAGTGGTATACATCAGGTCCTCGTCAGCGTCTGCAACCAGGGGGCGCTATTATAATAGTGATGACCCGGTGGTCTAAGCGTGATTTGACCGGTCAAGTAGTTAAAGCAGCGCAGCAACGCTCAGGTGAGCAGTGGGAAGTCATTGAATTTCCTGCAATTTTACCTGATGGTGATCCCCTATGGCCACAGTTCTGGAAGCTGTCTGAACTTGAAGCGCTAAGAAACGAATTGCCTAATGGCAAGTGGATGGCGCAGTACATGCAGCAACCAACGTCTGATGTCTCGGCAATTGTTAAGCGAGAATGGTGGCAGATATGGGAGCACGATGACCCGCCAATGTGTGAGTTCACAATTCAGTCTTGGGATACGGCCTTCCTAAAAACGCAGCGGTCCGACTATTGCGCAAGTACGACGTGGGGTGTGTTTTACGCACCTAATGAGCGGGGTGTGGACGTGGCTAATATTATCCTGCTCAACTCGTTCAAAAAACGTATGGAGTTTCCAGAGCTTAAGCAAAAAGCGTTTGATGACTTCAAAGAGTGGGAGCCGGACTGTCTGATCGTCGAGGCTAAAGCATCGGGAGCACCACTAGTATTTGAGTTACGCCAGATGGGCATACCTGTCCAAGAGTATGTCCCAAGCAAAGGCAACGACAAAATCGCACGTCTAAATGCGGTAGCAGATTTGTTTGCATCTGGTAGAGTGTGGGTACCAGCAACCTCATGGGCAGAAGAGTTAGTAGAAGAAGTAGCAAGTTTTCCGTCAGGCGAGCACGATGACTTAGTGGACTCAATGACTCAAGCCATGTTACGATTCAGACGGGGTGGGTTTATTACGCTCGATTCGGACGAGCCAGAGGATATTAAAGAATTCAAAAGTAGACGCAACAAGGGCTACTATAACGTTTAGGAATAATTATGGCAATAGACAAGTCACTTTCACAAGCCCCGATGGGTTTAGGCGCTCTAGGTCCAATGGAGGATGAGGGCGATGAGCACGCTCTAGAGATAACAATCGAAGACCCAGAATCAGTTGAGATTGGGCTTGATGGCAAACCGATCATGCGCATCGAGAAGGGTGAAGACGAAGAAGGCTTTGATGATAACCTTGCTGAGTATATTGATGAAGGTGAGCTTGCACAGTTAGCTGGAGACTTAGTTGGTGAGTTTGATGAAGATATCAGCTCACGCAAAGACTGGATGCAGACTTATGTAGATGGCTTGCAGTTGTTAGGCATGACTATTGAAGAGCGTACCGAGCCATGGGAAGGCGCTTGTGGTGTATATCACCCACTGTTATCTGAAACACTTGTCCGCTTCCAAGCTGAGACAATCATGGAGACATTCCCTGCAGCAGGCCCAGTTAAGACAGTCATTATTGGTAAAGAAACACAAGATAAAAAAGATGCTGCTGAGCGTGTTGCAGATGACATGAACTTCCAGCTCACTGAAAAGATGAAAGAGTTTCGCCCTGAACACGAGCGCATGCTCTGGGGCTTGGGTCTTTCTGGCAATGCGTTTAAAAAAGTGTATTACGATCCAAGCATGGGGCGTCAGGTATCTCTGTTTGTACCGGCTGAAGATTTAGTTGTTCCTTATGGCGCTTCTAATTTAGAGTCTAGCCCACGTGTAACTCATGTGATGCGTAAGACTGAGAACGAAGTTAAAAAACTAATGTACGCCGGCTTTTGGCGTGATATTGATCTAGGCGAGCCAGTAGATTCATTCGACGAAGTCGAGAAGAAAATTGCTGAGAAGATGGGCTTTAGAGCTACTGTTGATGATCGCTATAAGATTTTAGAAATGCAAGTTGATTTAGACTTGCCTGGTTACGAAGACACCGATGAAGATGGTGAACCTACTGGCATTGCTCTGCCATATATCGTGACTATTGATAAAGCGACTAGCAAAGTATTGTCTATTCGTCGCAACTGGAGACCAGAAGATGAGCATAAGAAAAAGCGCAGTCATTTTGTACACTATGGTTATATTCCCGGTTTTGGCTTCTACTGTTTTGGTCTTATTCATCTTATCGGGGCTTTTGCTAAGTCAGGGACTTCAATCCTACGCCAGTTGGTTGATGCAGGATCATTATCGAATCTGCCAGGTGGCTTTAAGGCCCGTGGGATGCGAGTCAAAGGCGATGACACACCGATAAGCCCAGGAGAATGGCGTGACGTAGATGTGCCAGCCGGTACAATGCGTGACAACTTTTTGCCGCTACCATATAAAGAGCCAAGCCAAGTATTGGCTAGCTTAATGGATAAAATTATTGAAGAAGGTCGCCGTTTCGCTTCTGCTGCCGACTTACAAATCTCTGACATGAGCGCACAAGCGCCTGTTGGGACAACATTAGCAATTCTGGAGCGTACATTAAAAGTAATGTCCGCTGTACAAGCCCGCATCCACTACTCATTTAAAGAGGAGCTTCGGTTACTTCGAGATATCATTCGTGATTACACTCCAGATACCTACAAATATGAGCCAGTAGTTGGAGCACCATCTGCTAAAAAAAGCGACTACGACAACGTTGACGTAATACCAGTTAGTGATCCAAACGCTGCAACAATGGCGCAAAAGATTACTCAATACCAGGCAGTATTGCAACTGGCTCAGGGCGCCCCACAAATTTATAACCTACCTAAGCTACATCGTCAGATGTTAGATGTGTTGGGTATTAAGAATGCAAACCAGTTAGTACAGTTACCAGAAGACCAGAAACCAACTGACCCAATCACTGAGAATCAAAACATTCTCATGATGAAACCGGTTAAGGCCTTCTTATACCAAGATCATCAGGCGCATATTACGGTTCATATGTCTGCTATGCAAGATCCAAAAATGATGCAGATGATTGGTCAGAATCCGAACGCCCAAGCGATGCAGTCTGCTATGCAAGCTCATATTAATGAGCATATTGCCTACGAGTACCGT